TGCAGGTTCACCAAACCGTATTGAAAAATACATGCAGTATGATACCATGGACATGGATTCGGAAGTTAATGCTGCACTTGATATCTTGGCTGAATTTTGTACGGGCAAGGACAAGGAAAATGCAACCCCTTTCCACATGTTCTTTAGAAATTCTCCCACAGGAACCGAAACAAAACTGCTAAAGGAAGCACTACAAAAATGGACAAAGCAACAGCAGTTTGAAAATAGAATTTTTAGAATTGTAAGGAACACATTTAAGTATGGCGATTGTTTTTTCATCCGTGATCCAGAAACTAAGAAATTGCTTTATGTGGATCAAGCAAAAGTCTCCAAAATTATTGTTAACGAATCCGAAGGAAAGATTCCCGAGCAGTATGTTATAAGAGATATTAATTTTAACTTTAAAAATCTAGTAGCAACCACTCCGCATGGAACTACGAACACTTCACCTAGTGGAACTTCATCATACACAAGCGGCGGCGGCTTTGGTCGAGGTATGGTTGGTAATGCAGCACAGCCTCCAGGAACAAGATTCCAGAACGCACAGAATGAAGTGACTGTTGGCGCTGAACACATCATGCACATTTCATTATCGGAAGGATTGGACAACAACTATCCATTTGGTAATTCACTGCTGGAAAGTGTGTTCAAGGTTTACAAGCAGAAAGAATTGTTGGAAGACGCTATCATCATTTACAGAATTCAGCGTGCTCCGGAAAGAAGAATTTTTTATGTTGACGTAGGTAACATGCCAGCACACATGGCCATGGGATTTGTTGAAAAGGTCAAGAATGAAATCCAACAGAGACGTATTCCAAGTTCAACGGGCGGTGGAACTAGTGTAATTGATGCTTCATACAATCCACTATCAACCAATGAGGACTATTTCTTCCCACAAACAGCAGAAGGTAGAGGTTCTAAAGTTGAAACATTACCAGGCGGAACAAACCTAGGCGAGATCACGGATCTAAAATATTTTACAAACAAACTATTCCGTGCTTTGAGAATTCCGGCGTCTTATTTGCCTACATCAATTGACGAGCAGGCTAATACAGTATCCGACGGCAAGGTTGGAACGGCATACATTCAGGAACTGAGATTTAACAAGTACTGCGAAAGATTGCAGAGTAACATTGTTGAAGCATTTGATCATGAATTTAAATTATGGTTGCTTAACAACGGTTACAACATTGATTCAAGCCTATTTGAACTTAAATTTAATCCACCACAAAACTTTGCAGCATACAGACAGGCTGAACTTGATACAACGAGAGCAAACATCTTCAATGTGGTACAACAGGTTCCACACTTATCAAAACGCTTTGCTATGAAACGTTATCTAGGCTTATCACAGGAAGAAATTGCAGAGAATCAACAATTGTGGTTAGAAGAACAAGGTGCTAACTTACAGCCAGCCATTGACGCAGCAGGTGAATTAAGAACAGCAGGAATTACTCCAGCAGGGATTGCAGCAGATGCAGCAGACCAAACTATGGATGCACCAGAAGAAGTTGCCGCAGCAGCGGAACAGCCAGCAGGGGACGAAGCAGGCGCCGAAACGCCCGTTTAGAAATAAATACATTATGCTTCTAAGAGAGTTTTTATATTTTAACGACGATATTAACGACTTTGCAGTTGATCGCCGATACGATAACAGCAATGACAGTTCTGTTCTCAAACTTGGCGATACCAGAAAGGTCAAGCTCACTCTCAGACAGATTAATCAACTTAGGATACAAGCCGAAGCACACGAAGCAGAACGTCAATCTGAACTGGCTTTCATAAAGCAAATGTATGGAACACCAGTTGAGCAAGAAGAATAAAAATAAACACCAGCACACGGATATAGCATTTGTTCTTGGCAATGGCAAGAGCAGACTTCGCTTGAATTGTCCCAGCCTATTAAGCATTGGTACCGTGTACGGTTGTAATGCACAATATAGAGAATTTGATCCCCACTATCTAACTGCGGTTGATGTAAAAATGGTCAACGAATTAATCGATAGTGGATATGCACAGAAAGGAACGGTATGGACCAATCCCAACAAGGGCATTAAAAACAAGGATAAAATTAACTTTTTTAACCCTCACAAGGGTTGGTCAAGCGGTCCTACAGCACTATGGTTTGCAGCAACCAACGGACACAAGCACATTTACATACACGGATTTGACTACCAAGGAGAAAAAGGCAAGTTTAATAATGTGTATGCAGACACACACAATTATAAAAAAAGCACTGATAGTGCTACCTTTTTTGGCAATTGGTTAAGCCAGACCGAAAAGGTTATTAAGGAATTTGTACACACTAGATTCATTAGAGTTATTGATAGCGGAGCATACATACCCGATAAATTAGGACCACAATATCCTAATTTAAAGCATATTTCCTACGAAGAATTCGAAAAAACCTTCCAGGGAACTATATATCAAGATCAAATGACTCAAAAAACTACCATTTAACCCTGATTTTATAACAATTATGTAAATACATAATGAAACAGCCTTACATCAATATTAAAGGAGAATAAGATGGCCGATAAAACAACATTAGAACAAATGCTAGAGCATTTGGTAAATGATGATCAAGCAAAAGCCGAAGAGCTTTTCCACGAGTATGTGGTTGCTAAATCACGTGAAGTATACGAAAGTTTAATTGAAGAAGAGTTAAAAGATGAAGACGTTGAAGAAGCATCTGAAAAAGATGAAGATGAGTCAGTAGACGAAGCATCTAAAGACGAAGATTCAGAAGAAGACAAAGTTGACGAAGCATCAGACGAAGACAAAGACGATGATCAAGTTGACGAAGAATTTGAAGAAGTAGCCGTAGAAGGTGATGACGAAGAAGGCGAAATGGACGCTATGGGCGGAGACGCTACAGACGATCTAGAAGCAGACATCACAGGCGATGACGAAGAAGGTGAAAAGGAACCAGAAGAATTATTCCAAGACCTAGATTCAATCGTTGATGAGCTACAGGCTAAATTCGATGAAATCAAGGGCGGCGACGAAGAAGGTGAAGACGGCGACATGAAAATGGGCGACGAAGAAGGTGAAGAAGAAGCATTTGCACCTGAAGCATCTACTGAAGTTGACGAACTAGCAACAATGCGTGAGTATGTTGAAAAAGTAGCAGGTGGACACGGTGCTGAAGCAAAAGGCGGCGCAGAATCTGCAGACAACAAAAAATCACCAGTTGCTGGAAAAAATGATATGGGTGGAACTGCTGCTAACATCGCAAAAGGCGGTGAAGAGTCAGGTAAAAATGACGGTGGACTAGCAGATATTACACCTAAAGAAGATAATGCGGGCAATGTTAACACGCCTGGTTCAAAGAATGCAACTAAAATGGACAGCACAAAAGGACACGGTGCTGAAAAAGCAGGTAGCAAAGAATCAGCGGATAACAAGCAATCAATTTTCCGTGGTCGTAGATAATAGAGGAGACTAAGGTTGAAAACTAACCTACAAGAACATCTGAGCTTCGATCAGGCTAAAATCGTCGTAGAGCGTGATGAAGGCGAAGGCAAAACGTTACATTTGAGTGGCATCTGTATTCAGGGTGACATTCGTAACGCTAACCAGCGCATTTATTCTTCTAAGGAAATTGATAGGGCTGTCAAGACGCTCAACGAACAGATTTCTGGGGGGTATTCAGTGCTAGGTGAAGTTGATCATCCTCAAGATTTACGTATCAACCTCGACCGTGTTAGCCACATGATTACAAAGATGTGGATGGACGGTCCTAACGGCTACGGAAAACTTAAAATGCTTCCAACTCCAATGGGTCAATTAGTTTCGACCATGTTGGAGTCGGGAGTAAAATTAGGAGTTTCTAGTCGAGGATCAGGCGAAGTAGACGGATCAGGCAATGTTAATGGATTTGAAATTATTACCGTTGACGTTGTTGCACAACCAAGTGCACCAGGCGCCTATCCAACACCAGTTTATGAACACCTTATGAATAGTAACGGTGGTTATCAGGCATTTAGAGTAGCACAAGAAGTTAAAGGCGACGAACAGGCACAGCGTTACATAGCAGAGAGCTTGAAAAAAATCATTTCAGGTTTAAACAAATCGTAGGAGAATCACAATGCTAGAATTTGTAAAACAACTA